CTCAGGACTATATAGTTTGTTCATACCTATGGAATGGAACTACGAAGGATACATTGATTCTTATGGATTACCTGTATTCCAAGATCCAACAGAGAAAGTTTTTGGACCATATGGAGACGAAATTAAAAACGGAGTAATTGATTATTGGAGCAACGAAGTAGATGGTTTAAAATCTGATCAAGATGCTTTAAATGAATTTTATAGACAGTTTCCACGAACAGAGCAACATGCTTTTAGAGATGAAACAAAACAAAGTCTATTTAATTTAACAAAAATATACGAGCAAGTAGATTATAACGAAGAGGTTAAAATGTCTGGGCTTATAACACAAGGTAGTTTTCAATGGCGTAATGGTGTTAAAGATACTACTGTAGAATTTATGCCAAACAATAACGGTAGATTTAAAATAAGCTGGACGCCTGATGTTAACATGCAAAACAGGATAATAGTTAAAAACGGTGTTAAATATCCTGGTAATGAACACGTTGGAGCCTTTGGTTGTGACAGCTATGATATATCAGGTACTGTTGATAGATTAGGTTCTAACGGCGCTTTACATGGTGTAACAAAGTTTAGCATGGAAAATGCTCCGCCTAATAGAATATTTTTAGAATATGTGGCAAGGCCTCAAACAGCTGAAATATTTTTTGAAGATGTTTTGATGGCATTAGTATTTTACGGTATGCCAATATTATGTGAAAATAATAAACCAAGACTTTTATATTATTTAAAACGTCGTGGCTATAGAGGTTATTCAATGAATAGACCTGATAAAGTTTGGAATAAATTATCTGTTACAGAAAAAGAAATAGGTGGTATACCAAACTCAAGTGAAGATATTAAACAAGCTCATGCCGCTGCTATAGAAAGTTATATTGAAAACTATGTAGGACAATTAGGTGATAACTATGGTGATATGTATTTTAATAGAACATTAGAAGACTGGGCTAAATTTGATATAAATAATAGAACTAAATTTGATGCATCAATAAGTTCTGGTTTAGCTTTAATGGCTTGTAATAAAAACCTTTATAAACCAATACAAGAAAGAAAAATAAAATCAATTAACCTTGGTATTAAAAAATATGATAATCAAGGAGTGAGATCTCAAATAATTTAAAGATGATTAAAAAAGGTATTAAAACCTCTTTTCCTAGCCAAGCTGTTAGTGATGAAGAAAAGATGAGTGCTGAATATGGCGCTAAAGTTGGTTCAGCTATTGAGTATGAGTGGTTTAGCAATAATGAAAACTCAAATAGATACACTACTTTTAAAGAATCTTTTCATTCGTTAAGACTATACGCAAGAGGCGAGCAGTCAATTAAAAAATATAAAGATGAATTATCTATTAATGGTGATTTATCTTATTTAAATTTAGACTGGAAACCTGTACCTATTATACCTAAATTTGTAGATATAGTTGTAAATGGTATGGCTGATAGGTTATACGACATTAAAGCTTATTCACAAGATCCTGCCGCTATAAAAGAAAGGACTGATTATGTTCAAAACATAGTATCAGATATGGAAGCTAAAGGCTTTAATGATCAAGTTGCACAGCAGTTTGGTATTGATATGTATAAAACAGATCAATCAAAACTACCTCAATCAAATGAAGAACTACAACTTCACATGCAGCTTGATTACAAACAAAGTATTGAAATAGCAGAAGAAGAAGCTATTAATAGCGTTTTTGAAGCAAATAAATATGATTATTTATCTAAAAGAGTTAATCAAGATTTAGTTACTATAGGCATTGGTGCTATAAAAAACTCATTTAATAAATCAGAAGGTATTAAAATAGAATATGTTGATCCAGCTGATTTAGTTTATTCTTATACAGACTCACCTTATTTTGATGATATATATTACGTAGGTGAAGTAAAACAAGTTTATGCTAACGAGTTAAAAAAGCAGTTTCCACAAATAACTGATGAAGAAATAGAAAGATATAGAGGTTATTCAAACGGTTATAGAAAAAGAACAATAGTAAATAAAAAAGGTGACGATAGCAATACTATAAGCGTTTTATATTTTGAATATAAAACTTATATGAGTGAGGTTTATAAGGTAAAAAATACATCTACTGGCGGCCAAAGAGCTATTAGAAAAGACAGCGGTTTTAATCCACCTAAAAACGAAGACTTTGAAAAAGTTGAAAGAGTTATAGAAGTTATATATGAAGGCGCTAAAATATTAGGTAGTGGCTCAGATAAGCTTTTAAAATGGGAGTTAAAGAAAAACATGATGAGACCAAAGTCAGACACTACAAAAGCCGTTATGAGTTATAGCATGTGCGCGCCTCGTATGTATGAAGGTCGTATTGAAAGTTTAGTAAGTCGTATAACTGGTTTTGCAGACATGATACAACTTACTCATTTGAAGCTACAACAAGTAATGGCTAAAATGGTGCCAGACGGTGTTTATTTAGACGCGGATGCTTTAGCCGAAATAGATTTAGGCAACGGTACTAATTACAACCCGCAAGAAGCATTAAACATGTATTTCCAAACAGGTAGTGTTATTGGTAGATCAATGACTCAAGATGGCGATATGAACAGAGGTATAAGGCCAGTAACTGAAATAAATTCTAGTACTAAAGGCGGTAAAATACAAAGTTTAATACAAACTTATAATTATTATCTTCAAATGATGCGTGATGTTACTGGGCTTAATGAAGCTAGAGATGGTAGTATGCCAGATAAAAACGCATTAGTAGGTGTACAAAAACTAGCAGCGGCAAATAGCAATACAGCAACTAGACACATATTACAAGGTAGTTTATATATAACTTTATCACTTGCAGAGTGTATTGCTATGAGAATATCAGATGTTATAGAATATTCACCAACAAAAGAAGCGTTTATAAAATCTTTAGGTAAATTCAATGTTGGTACTTTAGAAGAAATGGCTAGTTTGCATTTACACGATTTTGGTATATTTTTAGAACTAGCGCCTGATGAAGAAGAAAAAGCTAGATTAGAAAACAATATACAAATGGCTTTACAACAAAATAGTATAAATTTAGAAGACGCTATTGATATACGTGAAGTTAGAAATATAAAATTAGCTAATCAATTATTAAAAATAAGAAGAAAAGCTAAACAAGCTCTTGATCAACAAGTAGCTCAACAAAACATGCAGGCTCAAGCGCAAGCTAACGCTGCTGCTGCTGAAAGAGCCTCTGCTGCTGAGATGCAAAAACAACAAGCTTTAAATCAAAGTAAAGCTCAAATGGAACAAGTTAAAGCTCAACTTGAAATGCAGAAGCTTGAAAGAGAAGCGCAGCTTAAAAAAGAATTAATGCAAATTGAGTTTGAAATGAACATGCAATTAAGACAAGCTGAAGCTAATGTATTAAAAGAAAGAGAAAAACAAAAAGAAGATCGAAAAGACGAAAGAACTAAAATACAAGCAACTCAACAAAGTGAGATGATTGATCAAAGAAAACAAAACACAGGACCAAAAAATTTTGAATCAGCTGGATTTGATAATTTAGGAGGTTTTGGCCTAGAGCAATTTGAGCCTAGGTAATTTATTAATTATATAATATTATATCATGGAAAATACTGAAAAGCAAGAAAACGTTATTCAAGAAGTAAAAACAGAAGAAACATCTGTAACACCTTCTAATGAAGAACAAAAACAAGAAGAGCCTAAAGTTCAAGCTAGAATAGTTGAGCAAGAAGGTGGGAATTTTAAAATTAAATTAAAAAAGAAAAATGAGCCCGTTCAAGAGCAAAGCACAGATGAAATACCTGTTCGCAACGAATCCGACGCTAGCAAAGAAGTTTCTGAAGAAAACAAGCAAGAAGAAGTTGAAAAGCCTGCCGAAGAAGTTAAAGAAGAAGAGATAGTTCTTGAAGAGGTAAAGCAAGAAGATGTACAACAAGAAGTTGTAGAAGAAAAAATTGAAGAACCTGTAGCGCAAATACAACCAGAGCCGCAAGTGATTGTGCCAGAAAATTTACAAGATTTGGTTAAGTTTATGGAAGATACAGGTGGAAGTTTAGAAGATTATACTAGACTAAATGCGGATTATTCTAATATAGATGATAATGCTTTATTATTAGAATATTATAAAAATACTAAGCCTCATTTAAATATGGAAGAAGTAAACTTCTTAATTGAAGATAGATTTCAGTTTGATGAGGAACTTGATGAGCCAAGAGATATTAAAAAGAAAAAATTGGCTTTCAAAGAAGAAATTGTAAAAGCTCGAAAGCATCTTACT